CTTCAGCAGCTTCAGGTTCAGATTCAAATCCTTCTCTTTTAGTATTAGCAGGTTCTAGAGGAATAGTATGATCTGAAGTTAGATAAATAGATGATTTATCTTCATTTATATCTTCTAATATAAGCTGTAATGGGTCGTCAGACTCTTTTTGACCATTTCTTAATATAGTAAAAGGAGATCCGTTATTACTATCATCTGTAATTTCGTTACTATCAAACTTAGTACCTCCTAATCTTATTGTATTACCATGTCTACCTTCTACAGTAACATCACCAGGAAAAAGCTGCAAATTATTAATAGCGTTAGACTCTTCGAAGTTTTCACCTAAATCGGCTTCAGATTCTTGATCTTCGAATTGTAAAGTATCTGGGTATGCATTATGATGTACATGGTTCCATATAGGTACTATCTTAGTCCAATAGACTTTAGAGCTATTAGTTACAGTTCTTGCAGTAGCAGGTTGAGATTGTAGTTCAACTATTTCACCTTTTAGAGGTATTTGTTTAAAGTTATTACCACTATAGTATGCAAATTTAAGACCATCTACCTCTTCTTCGGACATAGCCTTTTTAATATTTCTATAAAATACTCCATTTATAGATTGAGACTCTCCAAAATTTTGATATTCAGGGTGAAAAGCGTCTTGAATAACATCTACTACTCTTCCGTAAGTTCTTCCAGAACCCCCAGATGAACCAGCTCTACTGCTATTCCCTTTAGCTACTGATGGTCCTAAATTATATGCCATTTTCTTCTTCGGTGTTATTATCTATCTCTTCGGCAGTTTCTTTACTTTCATCAAGTAGATCTTGTAATTCACTAAAATCAAACATTTCACCTCCTTCGCCTTTAGCTGCTGCTGTTTCTATACGTTGTATTACAGTCGCTAGTTTAATAAGATGTTCGTCGTTCTTTACTCCTATTTCCATATACTCTTTTATCATAGGGACGATAAGAGTAGCATCTCCTATGTTTTCTATAAGAGGTTTAAGTTCTCCTATGAGAGCTTTTATTTGAGATCTAGTTTGAGTAGAGTTATCGTGAATTTCCCCAAAGAGATCAGATAGAGTTTTACCGTTAAATATTTCTTTATCTAAACTCATAATGCTTTCTTTATAAATATGCTATAAAGGCTTAGTGTTAATCAGCCCTAAGTCATACATATGAAGATACTTCTCTTGAAAGTCTTCTTTGAGTACATTTATCACCTTAGTAAGATACGGGGTGCTGCAGTTTGTCATCTCTCTTATATAGATATAGAGAGCTTTCTTTTTGAATATTAATAAGTCGTTTCTATTCTTAAAAATGGTAAGAACAGCATCTGCAATACTTAGCTCATTTTCTTTATCAAACATTATTTCAAGCTTATCGTCAGTTTCTATTACCCATCTATCAATAAAAGCTTTTAATGTAATAGCGTCTGGATTATCTAGCTCTTCTGAGTTCTCTCCATAAAAAGAGTCAGTTTCAGTAAGTGAACTGATCTGCTTAAGTCTTTTAAAGTTTTTATTATTATAGTTAATTAACCATCGTTTAACTATAGTACCGAAATAGGAATATGCTTTAGCTCCGTTTTCCGGATTAAATTTCATAATCTTTTCTTCTAGAAGTACAGTTACTATCTCATGCTTTAAATCTTCTATTACATCTACATCTGTATAATAGAACTTAAAGGTATGAATAATGTTCTCTGCGAGTTTGTAAAAAGGGAAATAAATATGATCAGTAAAGATTTTATTTCTATAATCCTGATCTGTTGAATTGTTATATTTTACTATGTATTCTTCTGTCTCTTTTGTAAAGTAATTAGCTTTGCTCTTCTTCCTTGCCATAATTTTCGGGGAGCATATACTTATCTAGCTCTTCTTGTACCTTTTTCATTTGACGAAAATATTCCCCAACCTCGTCGTCACTTTCAAAAACCCCTTTTTCATCGAGAGTTTTAAGATACGTCTTTGCGTCTGCTATAATATTTGATATGCTTTGTAAATAATTTACCTGATCTTGTACTACGTCTTCGTATTTTTCAGTTTTTTTGATTAAATTTATAACTCCATAACCGAGTATAAGACATAATATAGAGGTAAAAATCAGAAAGGCAACTAAAATGTTCATTTTTTTATAATTTTTTTAGAATATTGTTAAGGCCTTCAGAAGATTTTACTGTTCTCCCTGTAGATGCTTTACTTTTTGTAACTTTAGGTATAGAAGTACCACCATTAGCTTTCCACATATCGTATTCAACTTTAGATGCGAGGAAATCTGCGGTATGTAGAATAGGTACTATGCTTGATTTAAGTCTTGAAGATTCCATATTACTAAAAAAGTAGGCTTCATTAGCTTTATCAAACAGTCCATCATGAATTCTAATTGCTATAAACTCTTTTTGAGTTAAAGCGATACCAAATTTCTGTAGAATAAATAAAGATCTGTCTGGAATGAGCATAAAATCTAAATCTGGATTAAAAGTATACATCTCTGCTAACTTATCTTGTCTCCATTTGTCAGTCTGAGGTATATAGTTTTCTCTAACTCCATCTCCTATCTTACCTAAATCATGGAACAATGCGGCAAAAACAAGTTCTTCTTCGGTGAAGTCAATATTTCCACCCATCTCTTTAAATAACCTCATTTGCTTTACCGCATATTCCACAACTCTATTGACATGCTCAACATAACCCCCTGGAAAAGCGTTATGATGCCAAGATTTATTACTGGCAGGAGACATAACGTAATTCTCCCCTAAAGTATCTAACATAGCGTGAACCTTGTCTTTCCTATCTGTAATATAGGTATCTACAATCTTCTTATGTTTTTCGTAGTTAGATAATATTTGTTCTGCTGATAATGTCATTTGTTTATACGTTTTATAATTATATATATACTATTTTATATATATTTATATATTATATTATATAATAATATTTTTAATATAATAAAAGTTTTTCTAAAAAGCAACTATTCTATAATAAATTTAAAAGAAAATTCCTGAATCTTAAAATTATTACCGCCATCCCAATAAACATCTCCTGTTAAACTAATAGTATCACCTACCATAGACTCTAAAATAGGACCTACTATTTTCTTAGTATAGTAATAGTTTTTCTTCTTACCTAAATATAAAAATCTACCTTCGGTAATTTCACTATCAAAAGTAGCTTCTATTACTGACTGATCATTATAAAAGTAGTAAGGATCGGTTTCGTTAGCAGTAACATGTATATTAAATCTAGACATATTACTAGGAACTATATAATAACCGTTAATATCTTGTTCTAATTCAACTTCTATTTGAGCATTACAACCTCCGGGGCATAAAGGAGGGTAGGCATCTTCTTTAGAACAAGAAGTAAAAAAGAAAGCTAAAGTTAAAAGAAATACAAAAAATAAATTAATATAAGAGGTATCTCCATCTTCTCTATAAGCTTTAAAAAGAGTTATAAGAAATATAACTATAGGGAAACAAATTGCAAATGATAATAAAAAATTCAATAATAACATAACCTTAATTTTTAATTTACTTAAATATAAGAAAAATTATTGGGGGAGGCAACTTTTTTTATAAAAAGCTTTAGCTCGCCGCGCGAAACGCGCAAGACGCACCGCGATTTAATTATCGGGATTGTATCTTTTACCTAATCTCTCTATAACACTTTTAGCTTCTTCTATAGACATACGGAAGAATTCTCTATTTTTATTAACTCTAAACGAGTCTAAATAGTTATGAACCTCTTGCTCTAGATCAAAGCCGTTGTAACAGGCATAAGCCCATTCAACGTTAAAGTCGACAGCAACTCCTGTTGCAGCATTTATCTGCTTGGCTCTCTTACCGGGATCGTTCTTAGTGTAACCTATCTTAACTAAACCGGGCATTGTATCATTGGTAAGGATATATACGTACTGTTTACCGGTGCCTGGTTCAAATAATAAAGTCTTAGACCTATTTGTGTAGTACGTGACGTCTTCCCATCCTTCGGATGCAGGATACTGCGTATCTGTGCTGGGAGTAAGAGTAAAGCCTATACTTGGGCTATCTGTATAATCATCGGAGACTTTGATTAACTCTTCAGCTTCTACTTCAGTTAATCTTCTAAACTTATTTTTCATAACCTTTATTTACTTAAATATAAGAAAATTATTTCATATATACAACTTATATCGGATCTCCTTCTAAACCTCTATTACCCATAGACTCTAAAAACTTTACTCTATTAATCTTAGGCATTAACTCTGTCTTTAAGTAATTCTCTTTAATAGTCTCTTCATAAAACCTTACCTTCCAATCTTTAAAGTGATTTCTTTTATTTGCAATAGACCATAAGTCTAACTCATTATACTCATTTTCAAATATAAACTTTAAATATTTAAAAAAACTATAATTACCATTAGGAGACCAATGACCATCATTATAGCCAGACCAATCTAAAATAGATTCAAAGTCAAACCATATAGAAGGATCCCATAAAAAGAACTTTATATCTGTATATTTTATTAATTCATAAATGTACTTAACTCTATCTCTATAGTACTTCTCATTCATATTATACCTCTGAGACCATATATTGACCGTAAAAGCCATCATTTGATCTAAATCATCTAATAACACTTTACCTACTTTAGGACCGCAGTTAAGATCATTTAACTTATCTTTTTGAGCATCTCTTATTACACTAGCTAAATGAGGATGAATATTAATAAATGAAGTTTTACCGCCAAACGTATTAGGTATTCCTAATCTAGATGAATGAGATAGCTGAACTATTATATAATCTCCTCCTATAAATTTGTCTGCGTTTTGTAGAAAATCGAATATAATATTATCATTACTGGCAGCTGAAAGGCCGAAATTCTGTAAAGTAAGGTCATATTCTAAAGAAAGAAGAGTTGACCAATGATAATCTGATAAGCCTCCAATGTAGTCTTGTTCGGTGAAGCTACATCCGAACGTCCATAACGTATTACCCATTTACTGTACCTTTACTGATGTTTTTATAACTTTGATCTTAATTATACTATCTCTTATAACAGCACATTTTTCATATTCTTCTATATTTTCAAAATACTTAAGAAAGTGGTTTAATCTATGAATAGTTTCATCAAACTCAAATGAAGTTCCTGCTTTGTATGAAGTACCTACTGTACCCCAATCTATTCTTTGAAGATAGTTAAATAAATTAAAAAAATACTTCTTCTTTACCATATGCCTTTGAGGTTTATACTCTTTTGGATAATTTCTGGTATATATTACATCCATAAGCATAAAATTATCTAAACCTCTTAGTACCATTCCAAGTAGAACAAAAGGATTATCTAGAACTCCATCTATTTTGTGTTCCTTATAAATTGCCTCATCTCCTTTTTCGAAGATACTGAATAAAGTATTTGGGTCTAATCCTTGCATATACTATAAATAGTTCGTATATTTACCTATATACTATTGATATGAAAATATTCTACGAATCCAAACCATATCTACATTTTTTTGTAGAAAACTTTTACTCTGATAATGAGTTTAAAGAAATAACTGATGAACTTAACACTTTATATAAGCCAATCGTAGGTGATCG